TAGTACAGGTAATTATTTCACCCCAAGAGCATCAGCAAGTATAAACTTAGTACAATTAGACACTCAGTTAGACGAGGTAGCAAGTTATAAGTTAGTCGGTGCATCTATAAGAGAAGTAGGTGCAATTGAATATACAATCGGCGGTGGTTCTGGACAAAATGTAACTTTTGCAGCCACAATGGCTTATCACTACTTTCAACGTGGTTGATTACTAGTCGTCTTATTTAAATTTCTTAAGTGAAGTTTAAAACAAAGCCTAAAGTTAAAATTACTAAAGATACCAAAAGTGATGGTAATGTTAACTATACTATTTTTCGTTTAAATAAATACCGTAACACAGAAATTGGCAATCTTGAAATAGATATGTCAGCAAAAGAAAAATATTTTGTCGTATCTGCACACTTAAATGAAACATATAGAGGGAACGGCTTCGGTAAAAAATTATATGAACACGCTTTAAAAGATTTAGGTAAGTTGAAAACAAGATATTTTGATGCTAGTGAAGAAGCGCAATGGGTTTGGTATAAGTTAGATCGAAAATTTAAATCACGTAAAAATTTTTTCAAAGGAACGCTTACTTTATATAACGAACTTAAATATAAGAAGTGAACAATCCATTCACAGAAGTAATAAGAGGTTTGGGTCAAAACATTTCTGGTTTATTAACCGGAGAGAATCCTTTATCTAACCCCTCAATTACTTCTTTATTTGGTTTTACAGTACCAGGTACACCTTTAATAAGCTCGAGAGACTATTTCCTTTCTCAAATGGAATCTTGGTTTACTACCGTTCCAATGCGAACGCAGTGGATGGTTTTAATTCAAAGTTACCCGACACTTTTAACGACATCTGTATTACAAAATTTAGAAAGAACGGAAGGTAATTTTAATAACTTTAACATAAGTCAAGCGGTATCTATTTTAAAATCATATCCACTAAACAAGGTTGTTGGTTGTTTGTTTGCTCAGGGGGTAAATATACCTCAATTAGAAAATTTAGAAGTTGGAAGAGATAAAATATTCAACCAACAACAAAGAGGTTTTATACCGGGTGTTGTATCGAACGGAAGACAACCATTTGGTGATTTAACCATTCAATTTAGAGAAACAAATACAAGCTTTGTTGACTTCGTAGTTAGACCTTGGACTATATTATCAGAACATTTCGGTATGGTAGCAAGGCCTCCAGGAGATTTAAGAAATGTAAGTACTACTATTAAAGTTTTACAATTTACGAGAACGTATCAAGAAATTTCTCAAATACCAAGAAAAATTTGGACCTTTTATAACTGTATGCCAACTTCAGTAAATCCTAAAAATTTAACCTACGATCAAGAATCTATGGAAATAGATGACACCACTTGGGCATTTTCTAACTATGCAGTAGAAAATAATTTGTATTTACCTTTACCAGATATTATTAACAAAATTAATAAAAACGGGTTTAAGAGTCTCATACCTAGAATATCACCTTTTCAGTCTTAAGTTTTTATTGTGGAAACATATCATTATTCTTTTCCTGTCTTTATTACCAATAATAGAAAGATATATTGTAAAGAATTAAAAAATATACATTATAAAAATATAATAAAATTTATAGAAAATAATGATGATATAGGACTGTGTAATTTTTTTGAAAAAATAGTAGAAGAGCTATCTAACGGGGAAAATTTAAATTACATAGACAAATTTTTAATTTTACTTTCTTTAAGAATGGTTTGTGTAAATAAGATGTTAGTTTTAGAATCATCATCACAAATCAAAAGTTCAATTAGTTTAGAAGATATAATAAAAAAAATAATAGAAAATTTTACCCCAAATTTAAGAACTCTACAATGTACGAAAGATATAGAAATTATTATTGGTTATCCTAATACTATTAAGTCTAAAGATAATATTTTTGATAAAATACATTCTATCAATATTAACGGAAGTAACGTAACATTTGCAAATATAAGCAATAAAGAAAAAGACGAAATTTTATCTCTTTTACCTGCTTCTGTTGCTCAAGAAATTTACAAAGAACTTATAAAAGACGAGTCGTTTAAAGAAATAAAATTATTTTCATTTTATTTACAGGAAGGTATAGAACAAGAATATTTCTTTTCTTATGATTCAAAAAGAAACTTCGAACTGTTAAAATCTTTATACTCTGATAGTTTAAAAAATCTTTATTACTATGAATATATATGTGCATATAAACTTCATATACCATTAAATGACTATCTTTATAATATGACTCCAGTTGAAACAATATTGCAAATTAAAACTTTAACTAATGAATTAGAGTCTCAAAATAAAGCCGCTAAAGCAGCAAATCAAAAGAGTTCTACACCCCCACCTGGATTAGGATCACCTCGTTAATAAATCATTGTATGAACGAAGAAGAGATTCGTAAGATTAATGATCTGTATAAGCAACTTGATGAAAAAGATCTAAAGTTGCAGAGTTTAGAAAATAACTTAGTAACCGCTCAAAATACTGTAAACTTTTTAAATCAAACTATTGAAACATTTAACGAAAAGTTTGATAAACTCACGTCTTCAATTGATGCGTTAACTAAGAAGGTTACTGCCAAGAAGTAATAAATACTTTAATGGACAGCAACCTTACAGTTGACCAACATAACGAATATACTATAAAAACATTTGATGCCGCAACCGGTGTCATAAAAACTATTAGACAAGTAGGGGGAAAAATAATAAGAGGTCCTATTATATCGGGCGATACCGTATCAGTAACAGTAGAAGAACCCCAGGGTAAAAAAATCAAACTTTATAAATTACCTAACTTAATAATATACAGAACAAACCCTGGATAATTAAAAAAAGTATCATAAAATTTTTTTATGAATATGTTACCTAGTGTTTTGATAGATAAAGAGCTACGAGTTTCAGACTTTAAACTATCATCAGAATTTTTCGAAAATTTTTCTTTTCTTTTCTATGGGTTTGAATTAAAATCAGAATACGATAACAAACGACATAGTATTCATAAATCTTTAAAACCTAAAAAATTTGCTCATTTAGTTAAAACAAAAAATGGAATGGACTTTAAATTCTTTTACGGTGTAATACTTAAAGGTAATAAAGTATATTCTAATATTGCCAAACAACTTGCTTTTGCTTCTCATAAAGAAGAATATACTTTAAGTTTTAATAACTACAGGCACATGATGTCTGAATATGATATTAATACTTCTTCTAGCTACGGTAAATATTCAATAGGTTTATATCCATTTGACGATATAAAAGAAATGTATAATAAAGATATTGATCACCATAAGTTCTATGTAAATAAAAAAGTACCGATGTTTCAAAGAGTTGGAGGATTGACTCCATATATAATTTGTAACACTGAAAATTTAATAAAAGAACTCTGATTATTTAATCTATTCGTTAATTTTTTTTAATTTCCGTTACGATATTTAACTCAAACTGACTAACCCCTAGGGGTCACCTTTACTTTACCCAAAAAAACCTAAAAAAAATTAAAAAAACCTGTGTTAAAATACGGTTGGTAGCTTAAATTATTATCGACAAAGATGGATATTTCAACAAAGATATTGTCAGACATTACTGTCT